CATCACACTTGAGATTCCACAGCCATTTGAGCAGTTTGAGGCTCAGCAGGAAGGAATGGAGTTCACAATTCCATGTCATTCCGAGTGTGCAGGTACAATCATTTACTATCCGCTGGCATTCGCTTTCGCGGACGGTATCTGATTTGCACATAGAACGGTTTTAGCGTGGGTTTTGACAAGGGTAATATAAAAATACCTTCTAAGCCAAAACCCATGCTAGATTTTAATTTACGAGCGGTTATAGACCGATTTAACTTGAACATAAAGGATGGAAAATTATGTTGCTGAAATTTACACCAAAAGTAGACCATTTGAAATGCGTTCTGCTTACACCAGCGGAAGGAACAGTCGTCACAAAGACTATGGTCAGATTGCTTCCGGGAACAAATGAAGTCACCGACAATGAATGGAAAGCCATGCGAAACAACATCGCAACTGAACTGAAAAGCGGTGAGATAACAATACTTGCACAGAAAGTCAAGAATGACAAGGGCAAGGAAATAAAGGCGAAGGACTTGAACGAATTGCCAGCGAACGTGGCTGTGTCTTATGTCGCGGATTGCATGAATCCCGACACGCTTGCCAAATGGTACAAGGAAGTCACGAATGAGGAAGTCCGTCTTGCAATAACAAGAAAATTCAAGAAACTGGAAATCGACATCCCCGAGGACGAGGTCGAGGGTATTTCTGACGGAACGCCAATGAGCCTTGCTGAATTCGATGAGGATGAAAAAGAAAACAACGAAGATAATCTGTTGGACGATGACCTGACAGATGAAGATTTTTCAAATATGAAAAAAGATGAGTTAAAAGCCAAATGCGAAGAACTTGGAATTGACACATCTGATTTTTCAAAGAAAGAAGATTATGTTGAAGCATTAAAGAATCTTTCTGAGGAGTAACAGAGATGATGACGGCTGAACAAATAATCCAGACTATCTGCCCGGAACTTGCGGATAGTCCATCCATGTCTCAATACGTGCAGATGGCAAGGGAAAGTTTGTCCAGCCACTTTTTCGGCAATCTTTATGAGCAGGCTGTTGCTTATAAGGCTTGCCACCTGTTCACGGTGACAAAGAAAAGTTCGTTGAATGACGCAATCAATATTGGCGGTGGTGCTGTCAATCATCTTTCCGAGGGAGGAATTTCGCTGGGATTCACAAGTCCTCACAGCGACAAGGAACTTCTTTCAAGCAGATACGGAAGGATGCTCTATGACCTCATGCGAACCAGACCGACAATGGACTTGAACAAGAATTGCAGACCGCCCCTCCCTCAGTTTCCATTTGTGCTTGTATGACGGAGGGTTGACTGTATGATGTTTTTTCCAAATGCTTTTATTTATGTTTCGGAGTTGAAGGTCACGCAGAATTCAGAGGGAACAAAAATAAAGGCATTTGACTTTGAGAATCCTGTTGAGACTTTCCGTGCGGACGTACAGCCAAACACTTTGACTTCAGCTCAAATAGAGTTGTACGGAATAAATTCAAGGACAGCGAACACAAAAAAATGTTTCACTGACTTGGAGAACGGAAATCACATGGTGGTCGGAAACAGGGTCAAGGTTGAGTATGATGACGGAACGGTTGAATACTACAATGTTCAGCCGTTGAATTCTTGGCGGTATCACAGGGAATTTATTCTGATACCAGTGGAGAATGAGAAATGAACATTGTTGACATAATTGAGCTTGAGGACAGGCTGGCAAATACCTTCAAAGGATGTGCTCAAAAAATACAGAGCGACATCTGGAAGTCAATGGCTGACACACCAGTCAACAATGACGTTTCATATTATACCCACAACAAAAAAGTTCCGCATAATCCTTCAATGCCGTACAATCCGCCAGCTGTTGATTCTGGTGATTTGAGGAAGTCTATTGTTTATGACGTAAAGATAAATGACAATGAGATTGTGATGCGTGTGGGAAGTAATATGATGGACGAAAAATATCCCTACTGGCTTGAGTTCGGAACAGAAAAAATGAAGGAAAGACCGTACATCAGACCAGCGTTTAGGGACAATTTTGATTTTGTGGTCGGTGAAGTGAGAAATACAATAAGGGAGTTTTTCAAGAAATGAAAAATTTGAAGGAAATTGCGTTTGGCATTTTGAATGACTCAAGTCTGACGGACATTGTTGAGGATGTTCTTGATGTATATCCCAATCTTATTGAAAATTTTCCAACGGTTATTTTTCAGGACACTAATCAAAGAGACATTGAGTTTGCTGACAACAATCCGATGGCTTCAAACGGTGAGGTGACAATTCACATATTCACGAAGGCGATAGAGGGTTATGCAACGACAAGTGAGATTGCCGAAGTGGTGTATGGATTGATGAAGGAAAATTATTTCAGTTGCTCTTCAAATTCCGAGATTCCGGCGGAGAGTGATGATGTAAGACACAGGGTGATGGTTTTCAGAAACAATCTTTTCTGAATATGGCAAATTAAATTTTTCGATAGGAGAAAATAAAAATGGCAGGAAATGCAGAGAATCCAAAGATAGGTTTGGACAATGTTGTAATAGCTGAGCTTCTTGCGGATGACGGAACAAACGTTCCCCAGTACGGTGAGGTTATTCCCCTCCGTGGTGCTGTTACGGCAAGCGTCAACCCGAATTCAAGCGTTGAGACGGATTATGGGGATAACGGTGCGTTCTTCGTTACCGGAAACCGTGCAAACACTGAAATGAGCCTTGAACTGACAAACGTGGCTCCGGCCACACTTGCGAAGATGCTGGGTCAGACAAGGGTCAACGGAATAACACAGGAAAGACCGCTTGACCAGGCTCCATATTTTGCAGTGGGATTCCGTGTATGGATTGGCGGTACTGATGAGAACGGAAACAAGATTTTTGAATATTTCTGGTATTCAAAAGGAAAGTTCAGTGTTCCAGAAAATGGCGGTAATACAAAGGCTGATTCAATCGAGTTCCAGCACATTTCGCTCACGGCTCAGTTCGTCCCCACGCTTTATAGCCCGGACGGAAACGGAGGAATCATTTGCAGTCATGCAAGAAGCGACATCGACACACCTTCAAGCATTATTTCCGCATGGTTCAATGCTCCGGTCATCGCAATTACCAGCGACACATCCGCTCTTTCAGTGACGGCTTCACTTTCAAACGGAAAGATTGTGATTACAGCTTCAAAGGAAAGTGCTGAGGATGCCGTGCTTGCTGATACTTCCGTGGTGCTTGGAACAAGCGTCTTGATTTACAACTCAACGGAGAACGCAAATGTTACTGGAACAATCGCTGTTGAGGACAATAAGATTACATTCACACCCGACACGGAATCTGTTCCAACGGCAAGTGATGAAATCATTGTTACGGTGACAGGCGGTGTTAAGGACATTTCCGGAATAAGCTGCACGCCTTATTCCGATGTGATTACATGGTCATAAAAAATTTATTGGAGGTAGTCAAAATGGACTTTTTCAAAAAGACTTGGGTTGAAGTTGTAGCCATTATTGGTTTCGTAGTTTCAACAATTCTTCTTGCATTGAGCGGATTTGCGAAAGCAGATATTGCTCCAATCTTTGAAGAAGTATGGGTCATTTTCGATATTGTCGCAGGTTTGATTCTTGCGATTAAAAAACTTCTGCAAAAGAAGGATGCTGACAAGAAGTAGTTTCAAAGAAACAAAAAATCCCGATGCTGATATTTTTCAGTGTCGGGTAAAACTTTTTTTAAGAGGATGGACTAAAAATGGAAGAGAAAAAAACAGAACTTGAGAAAATCGAGCCAAAGAAACACGTGTTGAAAATACAGGGTCGGGAAAGGGAAATCAAATTCAATTTTTCGGCATGGAAAGAAATTGAGAAAAAATATGGAAGCGTCAACAATGTCCAGCAGTTGACAAAGGACATGACGGAGAAACCCTTCCAGACATTACCCGAAGTTGTCTACATGGCACTTGTAGACAAAGAGGGAGTGGAGAGGGAAACTTGCCTTGATGAATATGGACTGGGTGAGATGCAGATGATAACAAATCTTGTCTCGGAAGCATTGAAAGATTCCCTTCCCAGTGAATTGAGCGGAAATAAAAAAAAAGTGAAACAGGTCAAGTGAATGATTTTCCGTGGGTGTATCTGCTCACGGCAAGCATAACTGAGCTTGGAAAAGACGAAGCGTGGTTCTGGAATTCAGAGCCACGGATTGTTTTTTATTTGGTAGAGGAAAAGAAAAAGATAGACCTTGAGAAAATGAAGGCTCAAGGTGCATATATAGCAATGTGCGTATGGGGAAAGAACCCGAATGATTTGGACGAAAAAGACGAAGGTGTTCTGGGAATAGACAAGCCTGTTGACCCGGAGCTTCTCAAAGGATGGTGGTAATTTATGGCTGACGATTATGTGATTAACGGCTCAATGACATTGGACACAAGCAGTTTTGAGGCAAGTGTCAGTCAGGCTGAGGACGTGATAATAGGACTTCAAGCTGACCTTGACCAGATGACGGACAGCCTTGGAAGTACCGAAGAAGTATTGTCAAGCACTGGCTCATCAATAGGCGGAACAGCCGACAGCCTTGCCGGAATGACACAGAGCACGGAATCAGCTTCCGAGGGATTCAGCAACCTTTCATCCTCAATGGGAAATGCCGGAATATCACTGGACAGTTTGAAGGAATTGTTCACTGGCAGTGGAGTTGAGATTGACAAGATAGCGTCAAAAGGTTCCGAGATGCTCAAGAATTTTGGTGTTGATTTGGGTCAGCTCACGTCAAAAGGCTCACAATTCTTGAAAAGCTTCGGAATAGACGTTGACAAGATAGCGTTGAAATTTGGAATGTCCTCACCGTTGCTTGCCGGAATCGTGGCGGCGACCGTAGCCCTTGAGAAACTTGGACAGGCGATGGACAATGCCACGGCAGAAATAGTGAAGGGAACAGGAGCGACTGGTGATGTATTGGACAGCCTTGAACAGTCAATGCGGACAGCGTTGCAAAATGGGGTGACACTTCCGGCTCAGCAGGTGGCGGGGGTATTGGCTGACCTTAACACAAAATTTGGAGTCACAGGGAACGAACTTACGTCCATGACCGAGGACTTTGACCAGTTTGCACGGATAACAGGAACGGACGCAAGGCAAGCCGTTGACACTGTAGGTGACGCAATTAAAAAATGGGGTGCCACGACAGAATCAACGAAAGCCGTCTTGAATCAGCTGACAAAGGCAAGTCAGGATTCGGGCTTATCAGTTGACCAGCTTTCATCAGCCTTGAAATCATCACAGGCAATATTATCCCAGTTCGGAATGAATCTCACGGAATCAACGGCATTCTTGGCAAATTTGAAAAAAGCAGGAATCGACAGTACAAACGTATTGACTTCCATGCGGACAGGACTTGCAAAATTCGCTCAAGATGGAAAAGAGCCGATGGAAGCCATGAAGGAACTTGGTGAAAAAATAAAGAACGCAAGTTCTGAGACTGAGGCTCTTGCTCTTGCAACTGACGCTTTCGGAAGAAGGGGCGGTGCCGAGATGGTACAGGTGTTCCGGAGCGGTGCTTTTGAAATAGAGGAATATGCCGAGGCTCTCAACCATGCCGGAAGAGCCATGAGTGACACCGACGATGCGAGCCGGACCGTGAAGGACGCAATGGATGAATTAAAAAATACCTTCATGGGAACGTTCGGACAGTTCGGGCAGACAATATCAGGATTGTTCAAAAATATAATAGACATAGCCCGGAACATAATGACGGTATTCTCACCCGTCATTGACAGCATAGGCGGAGCCATACGAAAATTAGTCGGTGGCTTCGGGAACATGGTTTCTAAAATTGTATTTTACATCACTGATTTGGTTAAGCGTGTCAACGTGCAGGGAACCGTCATCTCAAAAGTTCTGAACGCCATAGGCACTGTTTTTTCAAAAGTGTTCTCGGCTATCGTAGAGATTACAAAATGGCTCCATCATACGCTATCAATAATTATTAACAAAATAAAAATATTAATTTTGCAGTTCGAAAAAAAACTAGCCCCATTGTTACAGCCAATTCTTGAAAAGGTAACGTCTTTCGTAAATGCTATTTTGAATGGTGTCAATGGATTTTTGGAAAAAATTAG